TTCACCAAGAAATTCAGTAATCCCAATAACCTTATTACAATACAAAGGTTCTTTATCGTGATTATCAATTATATATTTACTTTGATTAGTTGTAAGGGCTATTTTACCATTTTTAGTTAATTGGTACTTTAATTTTTTAAGGTATGGATTCTTACCTTCATACCCTTCTAATATGGTTATAGCCCCTCTACCCTTTATATTATCCAAATCTATCAAATTTTAACATATTTAACATTTTTCATTATTAGTAGTAAATATAAGTATTTTTTAATAAAAAATCAATACTTTGTAAATTATTACTTATTTCTAAATATTTATCATAAAAGATTATGGCAACACCAAGAAGAATACCAATAAATAGAAATAATAAGTTCTTTTCAAATGAAGACTTTAACCTTGAAATTGAAATGGGTAGAGAGGCTATTGAAGGGGATGGTAATTTCGTAGTAATACTTTATAGGGTTGATAGAGAGATGACTGAATCAGATAATATTTATGGTGAAGGGGTAAAGGATGGTATTAAATTTTTTCCTCCAGTAGAATTAAGGGTGGTACCTATATTTAATGAACCAGATAATAAATCTTATAATAGTGGTGCTGGTTCTATGAGGTATTTACAAGATGGTCAATTAACATTTGGTATATATGATGCTCAGTTAGCTGAATTAGATATAGACTTAAGTTATGGTGATTATATTGGTTATCCAGTTAGTGAAACTGAAATTAGGTATTTTTCTGTTTCTAATGATGGTGTTAAAAATTATGATAATAAACATACTATAATGGGGTATAAGGGAGCGTTTAGAACAGTTCTTTGTGCACCAGTGGACGAAAATGAGTTTAGAGGACTTTAAAATTAATTAAATTATGTGCGCATTACCAAAAGGATTTAGAAAAAATATTAAATTAATCAAGGATAAGGTTGGGTTTGAAAGAAGACAAGAAATTCTTGATGATATTGATGATAGAGGTACCTTTTTACCTAGGGGGGTTATGTATGAGGATATGGATAAATCTTTTATTGATTTTGTTGGTGATGATATTGAACTAGTTATAGATGGTGAGAAGGTTCCAGTTATATTCTTAACTCTTCAGAGGTGGTCAGAATTTTCTAAGACATGGCAACATTCTGATAAGTATAAAAATATTAAGATGCCATTTATAACAATTGTTAGACAACCTAACCCGCAAGTAGGTCAAAACCAAGCTGGTTTATTTAATATACCAGGTAGAAAAACGTATACTTACATGAAGGTGCCTACATTTGAGGGGGGTAGAAATGGTATTGATGTTTATAAGATTCCTCAGCCAACATCGGTGGATATAACTTATGAAGTTAGATTATTCACTAATAAGATGAGGGATTTAAATAAATTTAACATTAAGATTCAACAAGCATTTAATGCTATACAATATTATATAAGAGTTAATGGTCACCCAATGCCTCTATTACTAGAGAGTATTGGAGATGAATCAAATATTGATGATTTTGAAAATAGAAGATTTTATGTTCAACCATTTGAAATAAGACTACAGGGTTACATACTTGATGAAGACCAATTTGAGGTTATACCAGCTATTAATAGAGCGTTACTTATGACTGAATTAGATGAGAAGCCAGGTAAACCTAGAATGTCAGTAAGTGTTAGTAAAATAGGTGGAGATGTTACTTATAATATAATATTTAAACCTAAGTCTGATTCTGATTTTTCTTTTATATCTGAATTCGATATAAATTTAACTAGTATTGTCAATATAGAAAATGTTACAAACATAGAAATAAAAGTTAATGGTGTTGAAAAGTTTAACGGTATAGATTTTCAAACACCAATTGTAATTAGTGCTGGAGATAAGATATATATAAAGGTAGATAGACCATTCGGAGTTACTGGTAAATTTACAATATTAGGAAATATAATATAATATATTATGAGTTGTAATAGCGATACACCAAACATAAATAAAACATTTATCATAGATACTATATCATCTAGTGATGTGTTATCTGCATGTACAGCAATGCATACTAATTTTATTACACAATGTACTGGTGATACTGTTACGTTTAGTGATAATATATCAGCAACAACTTATTATGGTGATGGTTCTCAACTTAGTGGTGTTGTATGGACTGGTAATACATCAGCATCATGCGTTAATGACATTTACGTTTCAAACCTTTATGGGTGTTCACCAATAACAGTTCATACTGATATAGAACCTAATACTGATAATACTATAAACTTAGGTACACCAGTTAAAAGATTTAGGTCATTAAACTCTTATAGTGGTAAAACTACCATTTGGGAAGTTGGTTCTCAAACAAGGATTACGAGTAATAAAGTAGAGACACCAGAATTAGATTTAGGTTTAGATTCTTCTGGAAATACAAGAAGCGTTACCGCTGATAATTCAATAATACAAGATGATATACTTAAAGGTGGTACTTTTTAATAAAAACTAATATTTATAATAATAAAACAATAAAAAAAGATTATGGCAACAAGAGATACTAGAATAGTAATAAAAAATAGACAGTCAGCTGGTGGTAATTATCCGAGTGGTGGTAATGCTTTATTAGGTGAAGCAGTAGTTAACCTTAGTGATGGTATATTAGCCTTTAGTGGTACAACTGGTAGTTTCACAACAAATGATAACGCAACAAGTGGTTATTTTGAAGTTGGTTCGAATCTTTATGATTTAGCATTAAGAAATAGAATAACTAAGTACGAAAATGCAAGTGGTGCTGGTCTTGTAGGTAAATTCCTTTCTGGTACAACTAATGGTTTTGTGTTAGCTGATACGAGTCTTATTAGTGGTTCATTTACCAGTTTCCAATTTAGTGGAGATACTGGTACAGCTAATACAATTGAGGATAGTAATATACAAAAACTTTTTGGTGGAACTGGAATTACAACTTCTGGAGCATCTAATGATATACTTTACATTAATCTAGATGATACGGCTGTATCTCCAGGTTCATTTGGTTCAGCTACACAAGTTGCCACATTCACAGTAGACCAACAAGGTAGACTTACTGCTGCTGGTAATACAACTATAGCAATTGGTGCTAGTCAAGTAACTGATTTTGCCACATCTGCTGAAACAGCAATCTTTACTAATGCTAATTTTGTTGATTCATCTACAATTGATTTTACCGTTAATGCTGGTAACAGTGTTACTGCTGCTGTATTAAGTACACCAGGTACACTTTCTGCTGGAACTGGTATTTCATCGTTTACATTTGATGGTTCTTCTAATACGGAAGTTGCTGTTGATACAACAGTTGTTGCTACTGATACAAATACATTAACACTTACAAACAAAACCATAGATGCTACTGCTAATACACTAAACAACTTATTTAGAATGAGTGGTGATAGTGGTACGGTTGAAGTTATCGATGGTAATGAAATATTCAAGATTGTTGGTGGTTCTAATATTACAACCACATCATCTGCTGATAACACAATTACAATTGCAGCAACTGGTTTAGGTAATATGAGTAGCTTTACAGCTGCTGGTGATGTTGGTAATGACCAAACAATTAGTGATGCTGATACGCTAACATTCGTTGGTGGTACTGGAATTGATACTTCTGGTCAAACTGGTGATAATGTAGTGTTTAGTATTGACACTAATGTTGTTGTAACAACTGGTGGAACACAAACGTTAGAGAATAAGACACTTAATGGTGGAACACTTAATGGTACGATTGCTACTGATTTTGGTTCTAATTATGTTATTTATACTGATGCATCTGGTAACTTATCAACAGATACTGATAATGGTGGATTCATATATATTGAAACTACTAATACACTTTCAACACCGACTAATGGTACTCTTAACGTAGGTACTGGTGGTCTTGTTGTTGGTTCTGGTGGTGGTCCTTCTACTCCTGGTTCTGGTGATGTTGTGATTCATGGTTCACTTACAATCTTTGGTGAAGCTGTAACAGCATCGACTGGTGAGCTTTATATTGAAGATAATGCGATAACACTTAACTATAACCCAACTGGTACTACAAATGTTACTTCTTTAGGTTCTGGTTTTGAAATTCAAGATGGTGATGGTGCTGGAGCTGATTTATTCTTTAAGGTTGGTGAGTTAAACACACTAGATAATACTGAATATGCAGCAACAACTGGTGCTGCTAATAGAACATGGTACACTAATCTAAATGACATAATGATTCGTCAAACAACCGATACAACTTCACCAGTAACTGGTAAACGAGTATTAGCTGAAGATGATATTTTAGATGGTGGTACTTATTAAGTCTTTATTTTAAGATAATATAAATTATAATATGCTCAAAGGAAACTTTGGGCATATTTATTATATAGAGGTTATATAACCCATAAATAACACCCTATATAGGGATTTTAAAAGATAGTCATATATATGGCAAATAGAGATAATAGATTTTTAATTAAGAGGTCAAATGTCGCTGGTAAGAAACCAAGTTCTGGTCAATTATTACTAGGTGAGATGGCTCTTAACACAGCGGATGTTAAATTATTCGCTTCTGGTACAACAGAAAATGATATACTAC